GCCACGGCGGCCGGCAAGGCCAACGACGCCGCATCCAAGGCAACCAGCGCCGCCGGCGACGCACGCGACGCCGCCGAAGCAGCCCGCACCTCGACCATCGAATACGCGCAGCTCTCCGACGACTGCAAGGAAAAGATCGCCGCCAGCGCCAGCGCGGGCGTGGTCTTCGCCACACAGGCCGAAATCGACGAACAGTACGAGACCGTGATCGAACCCGCCCTGGGCGGCGACGCGATCCAGCCCCTCACCCAAGACGACATCGATTGGGCGCTCTCCATCATCAACCAGTAGGAAGGAACATCATGGCGAACACGCAGAAGGTCATGACCTTGGAGGACACCGCCAAGCTCATCGCCAAAGTCCACGCCAACGCCACAGGCGGCGCGAAGTTCGAATACGACAACGCCAAGGGCGAATACGGGAACGTCGTCGCCTACATGGCCGCCCACACGGACGGCAGGGTGTACGGCGTGAAATTCCCCAAATACACGTACAGCAACACCCCGGTCGGCGTGAAGACCCGCGACAACGCCAACCTGACCATCGAGATCAGCACCAACGACAAGGCCGGCCGCGACGACTACGCCGCGCTGCCCGCCTTCAGGGTGTGGGACGTCAACGCCACCGTGGACGACGACGGCGTGCCCCACGTCACCGCCATCGACGGCCTCGACAACCGCTTCAAACGCGACGGCACCAACGGCGACGTGTACGTCATGACATGCCCCGGATACTACAAGCTCGAAAGCACGAGCACCCACAACGAATTCCTCTACAGCGACACCCAATACGACGGCTACACGCCCATGCCCGGCGTGCTGCTGCCCGACGGCAGCAAACGGCCACGCCTATTATTCGCGAAATACGCCGCCTCCCTCGACTCCCAGCAACGCCCACTGTCCGTCAGCGGCAAGGAGATCGACCGAGAATTCGGCTCCCAGAACCGAGCCATCGACTACGCGGCCAAGAAGGGCAAGGGCTACGCCGGCCGCTGCGCCGGCGACAACTTCTATATCCAGCTCATGCTCATGATCAAATACGCCACCAAAAACTCGGACGTGCTCGGCGGATGCTGGGACTACAACAGCCAGACCGCCGTCACGACGGCCGAAACCAACGCCAAACGAGTCATCATCGCCGCCAGCGCCGCCGGCAGCTTCGAGGTAGGCAGCACCGTCAATGTCGGCGCCGACCGCGAACGTGGCAATGCCGGCAACTACAGCTCCGCCCGCGCCCGCACCATCCTGAGCAAGACCGCCATCGACGCCAACAACACCGCGCTCAACCTCGACGGCGACGCCATCACCACGACCACCGCATGCTTCGTCAGCAGCATGCCGTGGAAGACCGGGGCCACCGACAAGCTGCTCGGCATCGACGGCCGCCCCACAACCGCCAACGCCACCCGCCAGCCTGTCCGACTGCAAGGCATCGAACTGTTCAACGGCATCTACGAGACCGACGCCGACCTCATCGCCAACTCGGTCAAGGACTCCGACGACGCCGGCCGCGTCGAACTCTACCGCGTGTTCGACATCACCAAGGCAAGCAAGACCTCGACGGCGAACTACACCAAGATCGGCGAATTCCCGGCCCGCACCAAAGCCATCGACAACTCGTGGAGATATGCCGAGGACTTCACCCTGTCCAACGGCGTGCTCATCCCCACCGGCATCGGGGCCACCAGCGCCACCGGCCTATGCGACGGCGTATACGCCAACCCGCTAGCATCCCAGGGCCTCCGACAGGTGCAGCGCTTCGGCATCCTCTGGGGCGGGGCTGCCTGCGGCGTCTTCGCCGTGGCCCTCGCGCTCGGCCTCGCGGATCGCTGGTGGAACATCGGGGGCCGCCTTTCTGCGCTCGGTCGCACGAAGGCGTAGCCGCAGTGCGATGGGGGTGAAGCGCAGCGAGGGGGCGAAAGCCCCCTCATGACGTTTCGCAGCCTTTTGGGATTTGTGGCGGTACGCCTCCGACGTTCGTGCGCTTGGTGCAGCGCTTCGGCAACCTCTGGGACGGGGCTGCCTGCGGCGTCTTCGCCGTGAACCTCACGAACGACCTCGCGAATCGCAGGTGGAACATCGGGGGCCGCATATCCGGTCAATCCTGTCAACACGATCATTACGCCACAACTACCCTCCACGCCAGCCAGTGAGAGGGCGAGCCACGGCCCAGCCGAAAATCCAACCGAGCACCCGGCCGGTACCCGAACCCCTCCAGCAACAGGGAACGCCGGCATAGTCCAGATAGGAAACGCTCTGAAAACCCATTGCAAGCACACCAGCTGCGCCACGCCCATGTTCGTCCGCAGGGCGATCGACCACTACCTCAAGGGCAAACGATCCCGCCGCGACGTGACCCGCTTCCTCGAAACCCACCCCGATCTCGACCGGCTCGCCATGCGGATCGCCGACGAGATACGCGAAGGCCGCTTCCGAGACACGAGGATCACGTACTTCAACCGCATCGAACCGATCAGCGGCAAGCACCGCGTCATCGGCCGCGAATCGGTGCGCCACCAAATCTACGACCATGTGGCCGTCATGGCCCTCCATCCGTTGTTCGACGCGAAGGTGGGACGATGGCAGACCGCCAGCATCCCCAATCGCGGCACCATCGACGCCCGCCGCGCGATCAAACGATGGACCCGCGAACGATCCAGCAAATGGTTCGTGAAGCTCGACGTGCGCAAATACTATCCCAGCATCGACCACACCACCCTGAAGGCGATGCTCACACGCGACGTCGGCGACCCGATCCTACTGCGCCTCGTGTTCCACCTCATCGACCGGTACCAAGGCGGCAACGGGCTCAACATCGGCAGCCACCTGAGCCAATGGCTCGCCAACTACTACCTCAGCCACGCCTACCACTGGATCGAATCGCCGGCCATGACCATCGAACGCACCTGCCGGCGCACCGGCGAGATCACCCGCCGCCGGCTCATCACGCACCAACTGTGGTACATGGACGACCTGCTGCTCATCGGCACCTCCAAACGAGATCTGAAGATCGCCGCACGCCGCATCGTCCACTACCTGCAAGACACCCTCAAGCTCGACGTGCATCCCGAATGGAACTGCAAACGCCTCGACCTCGAACCCATCGACATGGTCGGGTACACGTTCCGACCCCACGGCCGCGTCAACATCCGCAGCGGCGTGTTCCTCCGCGCCCGCCGAACGTTCAACAAGGCCCGACGCCGGCCAATGAGCACGTTCATCGCGCGCCGCTGCTGCTCCTACTACGGGTACCTGCGCAACAGCGACAGCATCCAATACCGACGCAGGCACCGCATCGATTTGACTATGCGCCGCGCGACCCGATACCTCAGCGCGACGCCCACCACACACAGGAAGGCACCACCATGCTCCAGACGGTATCCAGCCCCGACCCCCTCGAAGAGGTCAGCTACTACCCGCGCGGCGACGGCCTCGCGGACATCCGCATCCGCCGCAACATCACCACCGTCATGCACGAGGACGGCGATGCCACGTGGACGGAATACACCGCCGACGAAGCCTACACGATCCGCGACCTGACCGAACAGGAAGCCATCGAACAGGCCGACAGCATCTGGCTCGACTGCGTGCAGGCATCCAAATCGGACAGTCAGCGCCTCGCCGGCTTGGAGGCGTCCAGCCTCGATCAGGACGAGGCTCTGGCCGAAATCTACCAGCTGCTCGCGGGAGGTGAAGCATGAGCAAAGCCATGATCCGCGTCTACGCCCGCCTCGTCATCGCCGGCCGCAAGACCATCGACGACGTGCCCGAAGCGGGCCGCGAAGCCGTCAAGGAGTACATCGATGCCCTGGGCGAAGAAGGGAACGAATGAACCCCATAGCCCAGCAGCTCACCGTCTGGGCCGCCACCGGCATCATCACCGCCCTAGGCGGGTACATGCTCGGATGGTGGCGCGGCTACCGACGCAAATCCGACGCCATGCAGACCGGCGTGCGCGTGCTCCTGCTGTGCAAGCTCGAACAGATGCAGCGCGAAATGGTCGCCAACGACGGCATCGCCGACAACACCGCCAAACGGACCGCGCAGCTCGTCTACGACAGCTACCACAGCCTCGGCGGCAACGGGCACGGCACCCAAGTCAACCAGGACATACAGGACGCGCCGATAGCCCCCAAGAAGGTTTAGCCCTCGCCGGACATCCCGGCGGGGGCTGTTTCATATGCCCACCCAACACAGGAAGGAAAACGAATGGGCAAAATCAAGAACAAAAGCAAGCCGCTACAGGCCCTCATCGCGGCACTGTTCGCCGTGCTGCTCGCGTGCACGCCGGCGATCGCGATGGCCGACATGGTCGGCATCGACGTGTCCGGCTGGCAGGCCGCTAACGTGACCTGCACCGCAAGCTACGACTTCGCCGTAGTCAAGGTGTCCCAGGGCATCGGCTTCGAGAACTCCAGTTGGCGCACGCAGGCCAAGTGCGTGACAGACCGGGGCAAGAGCCTCGGCCTGTACCACTACGCCGGCGGCAACAACGCCGAGGCCGAAGCCGACTACTTCGTCGGCCGGGCGAGGGACTACATCGGCAGGGCCGTGCTCGTGCTCGACTGGGAGTCCTATCAGAACGCCCAGTGGGGCAATTCCGACTGGGTTCGCCGGTTCGTCCAGCGCGTCCACACGCTCACCGGCGTATGGCCCATGGTGTACGTGCAGGCCAGCGCGCTGGGCCAGATACCCGGCGACGTGCGCGCCAACTGCGGCCTGTGGGTCGCCCAGTACGCCAGCAACGCTCCCACCGGCTACCAAAGCCGACCGTGGAACTACGCGATCTACGGCGAGGCCATGCGCCAGTACACCTCCAACGGCTGGATCAGCGGCTACAACGGGCCGCTCGACCTCAACTACTTCCGAGGCGACGCAAGCCAGTGGCAGGCCTACGCCAACCCCGCCGGCGCAGCCAAGCCCGCAACCCCGCCGCCGACCGAGAAGCCGCCGACCCAGACCATCGACCTACAGGCACTCGCCACCGCCACCATCCGTGGCGACTACGGCAACGGCCAGCAGCGCCGCGACGCGCTCGGCGCGAACTACGACAAGGTCATGGCGATCGTCAACCAGCGCCTCGCCGGCACCGCGACCGTAGCGCCGCAGCAGGCCGCGCAGGCCAACACGACCCGCGTGGCCGTCCGCTCCGGCGACACCATGAGCGGCATCGCCTCGCGCACCGGCCTGTGGCCGCTGTCCAAGTGGAGCGTGCCAAGCGGCAACCTCAACCTGATCTACCCCGGTCAGGTCGTCACCTACAACGGCGGCGGCAGCGTCGCCACCGGCAGCAACGCCCCACCGGCCACCCGCACCGTGACCGTGCGCAGCGGCGACACCCTCAGCGGCATCGCCGCCCGCCTCGGCATCAGCTACACACAGCTCACCGGCTACCGCAGTGGCAATCCGGCGCTGATCTACCCCGGCGAAGTGCTGCACTACTGAACTACTGAGAACCCGAACCCAACCTGGGAACCCCGCACCTTAGCCGGGCGGGGTTCCCAGGTTCCAACTGCAGAATCGAGGACAATATGACCGACGAAAACACCGACCCCCAGACCGCCGGCACGGAGCCGACCGTGCCCGATTGGCTGCTGCCGAACCGAGCCTATGACGTGCTCAAATGGGTCGCGCTGATCGTGCTGCCGGCCATCGGCGTGCTCGTGCAGACCCTCGGCCCCGTATGGGGCTGGACGTGGGCCGATCCGGCCGCGACGACCATCAACGCCGTCGCCCTGACCATCGGCGTCGTCATCGGCGCAAGCACCCTCAAGGCCCGCGCATCCAAGGCCTGACATAACAAAGCCCCCGAACCTACCGCACTCACGGTATGGCTCGGGGGCTTTTCGTCGTTTAAGGGCTAGGCGTGGATCGTTTCGCGGCGTCGCGTGGTGCGCAGGCGGTCGGCGATCCATGTGTTGACGACGGCGTTGCGGCTGATCGCCAGATCGGCGGCCTCCTCGTCCAGTTCGCCGACCATCCATGCGGGCATCGTGAGCGTGATGCGTTTCTCCAGCGGGGGGTGATGTTCGACCACGGGATTGCTCATGTCCACGTAGTCGAGGATGTCGTCGCCGTTGTCGAACATCTCCTCAAGCTGGTCGCTGGTGATCGCCTTGGCGTCGGGCTTAGTCTTGGCTGTCATAGTATGCCTCCTCGTTCTTGCGTGATCTGCGCACGGATATGATGCGGATGCGTTTGCCGCGCTTGGTGGTGATCGCCGTCCAATGCTTGCCGTCGATCATGCCGAGCACGATGTAGCGCACGTCGTCGTTGCCGGGATTGGGAGCGGTCAGCGTCACCGTCTTTGAGTTGTCCCACATGCGCTGGGCCGCCTCGAAGTCGATGCCATGCTTGGCGAGGTTCTTCGCGCTCTTCGCCGGATCGTATTCAAACTCCATCAAACCTCCTAATACGTCTATTATACATCAATATGACATCAATACAACATCATGCGGCGAGGCGCGTGGCTTCCACTGCGGCGCGCAGGCGGTCGTCGGGCATGGCGATGTACCGCTGCGTGGTCTCGACCGAGGCGTGGCCTAGGAGCTTGGAGACGAGCAGCAGGTCTCGTGTGGCGGCGTAGGTCGTTGTCGCGTACCTGTGGCGCAGGCTGTGCGCCGTCCATCCGTCGCCCAAGAGGTCGCTCAGGTGTCGGCCGACGTAGGATGATTCGACGTGGCCGCTCCATCGGCCGGGGAACAGATAGCCGTTGGCGGATCGGATCAGCAGGGCGAGGTCGTCGCCGATGGGCACGATGCGCTGCTTGTCGCCCTTGCCCACGACCACGAGGCTCCAGCCCACGAGGTCGCGCATCACATCGCGGCTGTGCACCTTCGCGATCTCGAAGCGCCTCAAACCGCATTCGGCGCCGAGGCGCAGCATGAGCCGTTCGCCGTCCGTGGCCTTGCGCAGCGCGGCGAGTATCACCACGTCCGGGCATGGGCGGGGATGCGGCTCGGGACGCTTGACGGTGGGCAGGAACTCGCTCGGATCGGCCTCGCTGCGGCCGGACGCTTTGAGCCATCGGAAATAGCTGACGCAGGCGTTCTTCGCGCCCTTGCGTGTCTCCGGTTTCCAGTCCTTCGCGGCGAAGTGTGCGAGCAGGTCGTCGCCTTCCACGTCCCTGGGATCGCCCTCAAGCGCCCTCGACAATGCGGACATCTGGCATCGGCGGGTGCTGATCGTGTTGGGGGAGTAGCCCGCCGCCTTGAGGGAGTCGAGCCATAGGTTGATTGATTCTGCCCAGAGTGGGCTTGGGTGTTGTTTTTTCACAGGACATCATCGCCCCGATCGGATATGGGGTTATAGGCCAAAATGTGTGTCCGTTTTGGCTTGTGTTCCTTTGTGGCAGTGGGCGTTTCTCCTGTTCGAGTTGTATGGGCGGGGAACTCGAGGTCGGCCAGAATGTG